TACTTACAACACAAAAACAGATTAGATTTAATAAAAGACAAGATCGTTTATATTTGGATATAGATTGGGGATCTGTTACTGCAGGAACATATCTAATTATTGATTGTTACCGAACATTAGACCCAAGTGATTACTCTAGAGTTTGGAATGACTCTTTCCTGAAGATGTATCTGACTGCATTGATTAAAAAACAGTGGGGACAAAATTTAATTAAATTCCAAGGTGTAAAACTTCCAGGTGGTGTAGAACTTAATGGAAGACAAATTTACGATGATGCTCAAAAAGAACTTGATGATATCATGGAAAGAATGTCCAACACTTATGAGCTTCCACCTTTAGATATGATTGGATGATATGTTAAATCCATTCTTCCTTCAAGGTTCTAATTCAGAACAATCATTAATTCAAAGTTTAGTCAATGAACAACTCCGAATGTATGGAGTTGAAGTTTATTATTTGCCTAGAAAGTATGTGACTGAAAGAAAAGTAATAAAGGAAGTCATAGAATCAAAGTTTGATAATGCATATCCAATAGAAGCTTATGTGGATACTTATGATGGATATGAGGGTCAGGGAACTATTCTTTCAAAGTTTGGTGTACAACCATTAAATGATTTAAATTTAATCATATCAAAAGAAAGATTTGAATCTTATATTTCTCCTTTAATAAAGAATTTACCAGATATAAAATTATCTACGAGACCAAAAGAAGGAGATTTAATTTGGTTTCCTCTTGGAGATAGATTGTTTGAGATTAAATTTGTTGAACATGAAAAACCTTTTTATCAACTTCAAAAAACTTATGTTTATGAGTTAAGATGCGAACTCTTTAGATATGAAGATGAAATTGTTGATACTGGTGTGGATTATATAGACGATAATGTGTCTAAAGAAGGTTATATTCAAACTCTTACAATGGTAGGATTGGGAATAACAGCTACAGCAGTTGTTAGTGGTATTTGTACAACTGGCGGAGTAAGGTTCATAACCATTTCAAACAGAGGTAATGGATATAAATCCAGACCAAGAGTTGCTATTTCATCAGCACCAGCTGGTGGAGTCACAGCTGTTGGAATTGCAACTTTGATTGGGGATCTTGTAGATTGTAATGGTGTTACCGAAAATTACAAGGTACAAGGTATTGAATTAATTAATCCTGGATGTGGATACACTGTAGCTCCTTCTGTGGTTGTTGTTGGAGGAGGTGGTGTTGGATTTGCCGCAACCACAACAATCGGTAATGGTGTAATCGGACCAGTTTCTATTACTAGTGGTGGAGGTGGATATTCAACTCAACCAACGGTTACATTTAGTTCACCTGGAGCTGGAGTTACCGCTACTGGTAGAGCTTATATCAGTACATCTGGAATAGTAACTGCTATCTACATCACTAATGCTGGACTTGGATACACATCAATTCCAACAGTTACGATTTCATCGCCATATTCATCTGGTGCTGGAAGTTATAAATACAATGAAACTGTAACTGGTAGTATCAGTGGTACAACAGCTCTTGTTAAAAAATGGAATTCTGTCACCAGTCAATTAGAAGTTTCAAATATTAGTGGAACTTTTGTTAATGGTGATATACTTGTTGGATCCAAATCAGGAGCTTCTTATGGGGTAAGATTAATTAATACTGACAATCTTGTAGATCCTTTTGCTGATAATGATAATATCGAACTAAAAGCTGATTTAATACTTGATTTCTCAGAAACTAATCCATTCGGAAACCCATAAATAATATATCATACTTTCCTGACAAATGTTTGAATATTTTTATCACGAGATACTGAGAAGAACGATTGTTTCGTTCGGAACATTATTCAATAATATAAACATCAAACACACGAATGATTCGAACAACACCGTGAGTATGATGAAAGTTCCTCTTGCTTATAGTCCAACACAAAAGTTTCTAGCAAGATTAGAACAAGTCCCAGATTTAAATAAACCAGTTCAAATGTCATTGCCAAGAATGTCATTTGAGTTTCTCGGTTTGACTTATGATACATCTAGGAAAGTAACAACAACACAAGCATTTCTTTCTGGATTGAGCTCTGATAAAACTCAACCCAGAAAAACATATATGCCTGTTCCATACAATATGTCATTTGAACTTAACATTTACACTAAGTTGAATGATGATATGCTTCAAATTATTGAACAAATTCTTCCTTATTTTCAACCAGCTTACACTTTATCTGTAGATTTAGTTGATACAATTGGAGAAAAAAGAGATGTTCCAATTATTTTTGAAGGGATTGAAATGAGAGATGAATATGAGGGGGATTATTCACAAAGAAGAGCTCTAATTTACACTTTAAGGTTCGTAGCTAAAACATACCTGTTCGGTCCAGTTTCCGATGTCTCCAAAGATATCATCAAAAAGACATCTGTTGGATTCGTTGCTGGAGATTCGAGAAGCACCACGAGAGATCTTACATATCGTGTTGATCCTGTAGCCACAAAAAGCTATACAAACAATATAGTTACAACTCTTGTTGGTGATATCAATAAGACAGTATCAACTATAGAAGTTGCCAATGCATCATCTATTTCAATCTTTAATATTCTAGTAATCGATGAAGAAAACTTCAAGGTTACGAATAAGTCAGGAAACAAACTTGCTGTTGAAAGATCTTATGATAAAACTACTGCAGCAGATCATGTTGGGGGATCTAATGTTAATGTGATTACAGCAGCAGATACTCCACTAATAAAAATTGGAGACAACTTTGGATTTGATGGATCTTTTTAAGAGTTAGAGTATGAAAATGACAAAAAAATTCGATGATTTGAATGATGCCTTTAATGTTGCTGGAGATATAGTTTCTCGTGAAGTAGAATCTATTGAAGAAAAAGTAGAATCTATAGCCTCTGTTTCAAATGACCTGAAGAAAGATTACGAATATACTAGAGGAAACTTGTATTCTATTATTGAAAAAGGTCAAGAAGCACTTAATGGTATTTTAGAACTTGCTCAAGAAAGTGAAATGCCAAGAGCTTATGAAGTTGCTGGACAACTTATCAAAAATGTTGCTGATGCTACAGATAAACTTATTGACCTTCAAAAGAAGTTAAAAGATATTGACGAACAAAAAGTCAAAGGGCCCACAAATGTCACGAATGCACTTTTTGTTGGTTCTACGGCAGAGTTATCTAAACTGTTAAAGAACGGACTTACCGAAGATAATAAATAGTACCAAGGGAGAGAAATCCCAAAGTACTATTGTTGCTAATAAGATGTCAAAGGATGAGTTACCTTCGATTGAGCAGTTTGTCAATAATGACAATTTGCCCTCCGTAGAAGATTTTTTAACAGAAGAGGTAGAGCAGGAATTACCTTCTGTTGAAAATTTTATTGAGAAAGAAGAAAACGAAATACAAGAATTAAACGAAGAGTTCGTACCAGAAGAAAAGAGTTTTGAACTCAATGAAGTTCTTCGACTGATTAATGATGTCAGGGAAAGTATTCCCAATATTCCAGAAATAAAATATTATGACAAGGAACTTGAAGATATTTGCGAGTCGATTCAGTTAATCGCATCTGCTATTCCAGAAGTCAAATATTATGATTCTGATATTGAAAAATTACAAAAAGATATTCAAGAAGTTAGATCTGAGATTCCTGTTTTTCCAAAGTGGGTAAATGAGGTAAATGAAGTTCCAGACTTCTCTTGGATCGGAAAAACATTTAGTGTTATTGATGATGATTTCATTAAGGTCAATGACACGATCGAAACTCTTCGTGAAAGAGTAGAAATCAACTTAAGAGAAGTTGTAGAGGAAAACGAAACAAAACATTTTGAAACCAAAGTTCAACTTGAAACCGAAATCAAGGAAATAGATGAAAAATATCAAGAAGTAAAAGATAGAATTTGGAAAGAACTTAGAGAATCATCTCTTAAAATTTGGGAATATCATAAAGAGTTTAAAGATGATGATCGTAAGTTAAAAAAACAAATTACAAATGAGTATAATTTTCTCAAGAATAATTTAGAAGAAAAACTTAAAGAATTTAACGAGAACAGTATAAAGACAGATAAGGTTCTCTTAGATTATTTTGAAAATTTAAAGAAGGAAATTTCAAGTCTCCCTGAGGTTAAGTATTATGATGAAGATATTAATCATGTAAGAAATGATATCAAAGATCTTTATGATCTTGTAAGGACAATTAAATCTGAACAGAAAGATTTACAAGAAAGTATATTAAGAGAACCACCAGAAGAGAAAGAATCTATTGGATCTGCACCAGATCCATTAACTCCACTTGATCAAAAATTTGCAACATTAGATGATCTTGCAAATCATTATAGAATTTTCATTAATAGAATTCAAACACAACTTTCGACAATGGGAGGTGGTGGTGCCGGATTCATTAAGGATCTTGATGATGTTTCTTTTGATCAGACTACTGGAAATGGGAAACTTTTAATTTATAATGGATCTCAATGGGTTGGCATTGCGAGTGAAAGCATAGGTGGTAGTGTTGGTGCTGGAGGGACTTGGCAGGTTGACTCTGTAGGTATCCATACCACAAAGAATGTTGGTGTTGGAACCACTGCAAGATCCAACTATAAACTCTACGTAGAAGGTGATGCACTCTTCACCGGTAATGTTTCCGTAGCTGGAACTGTAACTTATGAAGATGTAACTAATGTTGATTCTGTTGGTATTATTACTGCAAGAAGTGATGTAATTGTTCAACAAAATCTTTCGGTTGCGGGGGTTGCAACATTTAATACATTAAGTGGTGTTGGAACAGTTTATGTTGGACTCGGTAGTACCGCACTCTATGTTGATGGTAATGCTCGTGTTACTGGTATTCTTACGGTAGGTAAGGCATCGGTAACAATTGATGGTAATAATAATATAATTCGTGCTGGTGATGTTTTCATTACAGGATCTTCAATTACTATTGGAGATAATGTAACAATTAACACTGGTGCCACTGGTATTAACTCAGCACCAAATGTCATTTATGTTGCTAAAGACGGTGATGATAGTAAAAATGGAACATCTATAGATAATGCAAAATTAACAAT